TCACCGCACTATACACATAATACAAATATGTATTCACAATTTATCTTGCATTTTTATTTCGGTTTAAAGTTAAAAGGCACCATTGATGGTGTTAATATTCAATTAACAAAAGCTGATAAAGAAGAAATTCCAGATGATACTAAATTAACATATACAATAAAACAATACACGGATGATATAAAAAAACCACTTTTTTCAGGCGATAATGTTATTAAAGCTGTAACAATCGCTAAAATAATTGGTTTCGCTACCAGATCCATGTCAGATATAATACAAGTGATAACTAAAGACCATATAGATAAATTTAGACGTAAAGAACATTTAGAATTTTACTGTATTTCAGCGTTAAATCAGATATTATGTTATTTAGTTCAGGATGAATCCATATTCTATTTATTTTTGACTTTTTTATCTCATATTGCCAGTGATGAATTCTTTAAAAAAGATTATTTCTCAGAAATGATATATCCTGCTAAATATTCACTTTACACTCTAGTCCCGCGTAGCCATGTATTGTATGAACAGATTCGCGAAGTAAAGGACTATTTCAAAATAAATGATGATATATTGAACTGTGGGGTGTTTTTTAATTTTAGAGAAGCTAGTAGTGAAGGAGACAATCTTACTAGTTCTAAAATCTATAAAATATTAGATCTTCAATCTATACATGAATATACATATTTTATAAATACGTTAGTAAGAATGATTTTTAAGAAACCTAAAATAATGTCTTTAGTGCCATCTATTCGGCATAAACCTTTATATGAAAAAATAAATGATGATGAACCTTTATATAGTGTATATACAAATGAAGTTACAAGTTATTCCTGTAAGGACTTACGAGTTATTAATAGTGATAAGTGGAAGGAAACGAAACTAGCCGTCGCTACTGGGGAGGAAGTGCGGGAGGAGGATGTGGCAGTAGCCGTCCCCCTTGGAGAGACACTTAGCATTTGTAATAGATGGGTCGCTGAAACAAGAGAACAACAGTTTAGAACACTTTCTAATCCTAGAGTTACAGATTCTACAACAGAATTATGTGCAATATTATCACGACTTGTTTATTGCGATACTAGTGTTATTCAAGAGTTTTTTAAGGATGATTCTAATATTAAATATCTAATGCCTCTTGATCCTGACCCAGAATGGTTAGGGAATTATCCTAATGTAATAAAGCATAGAATTCATGTTTTTTATAAGAAAGAAAATCCTTCCACAGAGACTCCAATTAGTGTATTTATAGTATTTCGTGGTAGTCTTACATCGAGAGACTGGTTTGAGACTAATGTTGACATAACCCTGGCTAGTAAACGCGGTGCATCCTTTAATCACAGGATAATTAATTTTCCAGTATTTATAAAGAGAATAACAGATAATATTAAACGTATAATAATTAAAAAGATGAATTTAAGATATGCAAGTGTAAAATTTTATTCGACAGGGCATAGCCTGGGAGGGTATCTTGCATTAATGCTATCAAGTTATTCATATTCATTGATTATATCTAATGAAGCCCCTGACGCATTTGTGTCTACCCGATTAAATTCTACCCGATCAAAAATTAAATATTATAAAGCTATAGAACCAATAGTATTTAATCCATTTGGTGGAACTTTAAATCGCCCTGGAAAGGCTTTAGTTACAATTTATTATCCTGATTCTCATTTTTATAGAGATGCTTTTACAAGTTACCTAGAAATAATAAGATCAGGTCAAGTTCATAGAATAAGATCAGGTCCGCGCGGAAGAAATTCGTTTTATGATATTGCATCTAGTCCAATAGCTGCTAGTATATATAATACATCACTACAATTAATAGAATATCAAAATATATATGATAGTAATAATAAGAAAGAGTTAACTACAATTGACGGTCTAACATTAGATGATAACTTTAATTATGCTCAATCGCATGCAATGTATCAATTTATAGGTTTAGTATCATTTTATATTGATTCATTAACATTAAAAGGAAATAGTGAAAGGATTTATAGTAGCGATCCAATACAAGATATTATTTCTATTAAACCCTTCAAGGAAGATATAACTCTTTCTACAAATATCAATCTAGTCCTTTTAGAATTAAATGATAAGTATAAGTTCTTGTCTAATACTTTCTGGGCCAATCTGCGTAGAATGGTGAATCCCGGGCCCCTTTCGCCAAGTAGCCCCTATTCGCAGGTTTATGCTCAAGGGGGGAGGATAAGAACTCGTAGTCTAAGGAGTACAAGAAAATCTAAACTGTTACATAGTCCTTATAGTGTGTCTCGGAAAAGGAGGGTAAGTTCGCTTTAAAGGGTGAGGTAGTACTAATTTTTGATACATTCGCAGAACTACCGTTCATTATTTAATTTTTAAATTAAATAGTAAGCGGTAGTCTAATGAATATATAATACTATATTAGATGACGGACCTTACGATCCCCCTCATAAATCTTTCTGGAAGACCCGTATTTAACATTAAAGAATCGGATGGAACTGGCGTGAGTTGCCTGAAATCTAGTAAATGGCTTGGAGATATTGCAGATATGCTATTTAAGGCTGATTCACTAAAAGGCGCTCTAGGCTGGAATACATTGAAAATGCGTAAAACTAGGGGTACATTAGTAAAAAATAATAATACAATAAAAAAATTTGGAACTATGATTGAAGGTATGAATAGAAATAACATAAAGAAATTAATTTCCAATAGACATTCAAATACTGAAGCCGAGCAATGCGAAGATAATACAAGGGCAATAGAACAACTGTATAATTTAATATATAGTTCCCATTCACCCCTCGCATTAATACCCCTTTTACAAGATAAAAAATCCCTTACCACTGAAGAGAAAAGTATCCTTGATAAATTTAATAATCTTAGTGAATGGGGAACAGATCTAAATAGTGATATAAGAACAACAGGTATAAAATATATATTTAGCCTCGAAGACTTATATTTAATTACAGCCGTTATAGAAACACAATTAGACAAAATGGCGCCCGTGGATAAAGAAAAAATACGTAGTAAGTTATCAGGCTATAAATTGCGATCTCCTGCACAGGCAGTGGTAATTGATAGAATACTGGATAAGATTGATAAAATAGATACTGATACAATAATACAGTATTCATCGGTTATTCCCATTGGATCACATATAGGATATACATTTATGAGGGGTGCTATACATCATGGTGTATACATTGGTAATAACGTTGTTGTTGAACTTATTCAACTTGACACAAAGGAAAAAAATAAAAATGTTAAACCATTTATAGCATTAACTCATATATTTGATTTTTTAAAGAGGGCAAGAAATAGTGGATCTGGGTTGCTTAATATTCAATACACTAATTCTTATCCTCCTGAAGTTATTAAAAGAAGAGCACTGTGGATATTAGGACGTACAACATATCATATATCAGAAGACAATTGTGAGAATGTTGCATCGTGGGTTATGTCTAATAAGCATATTTCTGCTATGTGTACGATCACAAACGCTGGAAAAATTAAGAATGTTAATTCTAAACCATCATTCTATAAAGGTGGAAAAAGGAAAACAAGAAAATGTAGAAATTAATTCTGTTTTCGAATCATGATCTGAGGACCCTTTAGCTTGACAGAAGCTCCAGGATCATATCGATTTGTCTCAGCTGTCTCTGCCTCAATATAATGAGCCGCGCTATGTTCCCAGAAACGAGGGTCACCAATACGAAAATCTCCATGTAATTCAGCCTTATACCAAAAAATAATATCTTCTAATTTATTACTCTGTGTGTTGTTGCTTACAACTAGACACTCGTAATTCTGTGTGCACTGGTCCATAACCTGACAGAAAAACTCAAACGATGGAAAGGCAGATCCGTAATTTTCATAGATACGTTTTCTATTATTCAAATATGGTTCACGCAAAATAAAAACATAATCTACATTTGTTCTCAAAACAGGAGGAACGCCAAGCGGATACTGCATTGTAATTAAGAAAAATACCTTTACCCAACGACCATTTAAGAATAAATACCGAATATTCAAGTCGCGCGTCCACGTGTCATCGTAGAGACAATCATCCAGAATTAAAAAGGAACGGGGGTCTATCCGGGATTGTCCACCGCTTCGTGTTTGCTCGTCCATGATTTTCTTCATAATAAGTTTCTGACGATTTACATAATTCTGGACGATAACAGGTGAATAAGCACCATGTATAAAGAGAGGAGGAACCATTTTCTTATAGAAATCATTAGATTCCTCGGTACCACTGATAACTGTGCCTAGAGGAATTGTCTTGTGATGGAATAGTACATCGCGAACAAGAGTAGATTTACCAGTTCTACGGCGTCCAATAAAAATACAAACTGCATCTTCAGGAATTTGAGCCATGCTAAATTTCTTCAACTGTAAATTCATTGCAGCAGATGCAGCCATAGAGAATACTAATGGTAATAGATTTTTCATGAAAAATCTCATAGCGCATTAATGCGTCTTCT